ACTGTTGAGGTATACTTAAAGGGTGAACCAGTGACTAGGGATTTTACAACACTACGTGTTTATAACCCAGCAATACATACGATCTAATGATATAATGGAGAGATAATGGCAAAAGTACCGCTACCCGAAAGAGGGCAACCAATAGATGTTACGTACATCTATGAACTAACAAAAGCAGTAAACGATATGTCTTCGCAGATTTCTTCTGCGACATATAAAACTACAACTGTAGATGCTGGTACCGCTGGTCCACAGAGTGTAAAAACTTCAGAGGCAAAGTTCATTGGTGGATATATTGATGTTGCAAACAATAAAACAGTTACAGCCTCTTCAGAAGTTACATTTTCTTTTCCTTATAGTGACTTTAAATATGCCCCAGTTGTTACGGCAACACCAATAAATAAAGGTGGAACTCCAGCGGGACAAAATGTTACAGTAACACTGACAAGCGTAACAACAACAAAGGTAGATGGCATTGTACGTTTTAATGCTGCTGGCGACCTAACAGTTGGTGTTAATCTTATCGCTATCGGCATACCAAACTAGTATTAAGGATTTTTAATTGATTACTTGCAGAAAATGCAATGGTAGGATGTTTGTTGATAGACAATACTCTAGCATTGATCATGTTGAAATTTACTGTGTTCATTGTGGATCACGAAGATTTTTTCATCCACCAAACGAAAGTAGGGAAGGCGCATGGATACTTCTAAGCGAAAAATCCAGAGCGAAGCATACAATAACGAACCTGTAATTAAGGGCAAAGTTAAAGTATGGTTTTTAAACGGGGACTTAGTAAGGGTACACCATTCCTCAAGATCAACAGGATTAGTTACCTTATACAACATAACAAAAGATAGGCTAGAGTCTTGCTTGCTTATTGATTTTAAAAAGTATAGAGAAAGAGCGTACAGCGTATCAGAAACTGCTGTGCTTGTCAATAGGCACAGAAAGTATATTCCAAGTTTAATTAAACGAGGAGTTATCCCTCCACCGATTGGTGCTAGTTTAAATGGAGAAAGATCTTGGCAAGTAAGGGCTTATTATTCAGAATCGCATGTAAAAGAGATTCGTGCTATACTTGCAAGTATACATATTGGGCAACCAAGAAAAGACAAATTAATAACAAATAACATGACTCCCACAAGCCAAGAATTGACACGGCGTATGGGAGACGGTATACTTACATATACGAAGACAGAAGATGGACGATTCATTCCAGTGTGGAGTGAGTCCATTTAAAATGAAATGGGTGGATAATGGAAAACGATTCAACAAAGGTATCAGTTACTCTGGGCTATACACTTAATCTAGGTAACTTTCAATCACTGCGACTTGACCTTGGGGTTGTAGATAGCAAGCGTGATGGTGAAAATACAGATCAGGCTTTTGAGCGTGTTTATAAGTTCGTAGAGGACAAGTTAACAGATAAGATCCGTGAAGCACAAGAAGAGGCTTCCGAAGCATAATGGCTGACCGCAAAGACCGAATGGCTTTGCTCAGTAGATTTAACAAGTTTTATCTTCAACGGTATGAGCAAAAGTCTAACATGAATTTAAATGTGGAACAGTGGGCTGCAGATGCACTCATTGAGTCCTATGGCATTAGTGAATGCTATGATGTTTTAGAATATTATTTTTCTATTGCACAAGATCCTAGTTGGAACTACTTTGCATATAACACAGAAAAAATTATAAACGGTAAGGCAGAAGTAGAGCAAGATAAAAAAGACAGAGCAGAGCGCAGGAAACTAGCAAAGGAATGGTTAAGTGAATAATACAGAGGCAAAAGTAATTACCGCAGTATTAGAAGATAAACAAATTCACGTACTGCTTCAGGCTAATGTTGAGAACTTGCTAAAAACACATAATGATATCTGGAACTTTATTCGTCTATATTCAGAAAACAACCAATGCCTTCCGCCATCAGATTTAGTAAGAGAAAAGTTTCGTGACTTTGAACCAGTTGCTGGAGTTGGCTCTACCAAGCACCACCTTTCAGAACTTCAAACAGAATATCTAAGCGATAGTCTAAAAGACATTCTTCGCTCTGCTGCAGGAGATGTTCAGAGTGGCAATGGTACAGAAGCGCTTGAACACCTGATTACAAAAACCTCAGAACTAAAAAAGAACACTGCTGTAATTCGTGACATTGATGCTACCGATCTTGAAGATGCTGTTGCATATTACGAAAGAGTGCAGAAACAAAATGAACTTGGTGCGCTAGGAATTAAGACTGGACTTCCAGGTTTTGATAACTACCTTCCTGCTGGAATTATGCCAGGACAACTTGGAGTCTTTCTTGCTTACCCAGGAATTGGTAAGTCTTGGATGGCGCTATACTTTGCAGTACAGGCTTGGAAGCAAGGCAAGTCCCCAATGATTATCTCTCTTGAAATGAGTGAGACAGAAGTTCGTAACCGTGTATTTGCAATTATGGGTGAGGGACTTTGGTCACACCGAAAGTTATCTAATGGTGAAGTAGAGATTGATATGCTTCGCAAGTGGCATGCTAATAAGGTTGCAGGCCGTCCAGAGTTTCATATTATCTCTAACGACTCTGGTGGAGAAGTAACTCCTTCTGTTATTCGTGGAAAGATTGATCAGTACAAGCCAGACTTTGTTGTTGTTGACTATCTTCAACTTATGAGTCCTAACCAACGTGCCGATAATGAAACGGTAAAGATGAAGAACCTTTCACGAGAACTTAAACTAATGTCTATTAGTGAAGAAGTGCCTATTATTGCTATTTCATCTGCTACCCCTGATGATGTAAAAGACTTAAGCACACCTCCAACACTTGGACAAACTGCTTGGTCAAGACAGATTTCTTATGATGCTGACTGGCTTCTAGCCTTAGGTCGTGGAGTTAACAGTGATGTAATTGAGTGTGTATTTAGAAAGAACCGTAATGGTTTTATGGGTGACTTCTTAGTTCAGGTAGACTTTGATAAAGGCTACTATCGTTATAAGGATTTTGAAGATGGCAAATAATCTTTATAGCGAAGAACAAATACGTCGTGTACTTAATGGCTCTGGCATTGAGATTGAAGCAGAGTTTGGCAATGACTTTATTATTTATTGTCCATACCACAATAATAGTAGAACCCCTGCTGGAGAAGTTGCAAAAGACAGTGGACTATTCTTTTGCTTTGGTTGTCAAACTACAAAAAACTTAGAAGAGTTTATTATGTTTACAACTGGAAGATCGTATTTTGAAACTGCTCGCTATATTAAAAGCAAAGAAACAGAAACTAATATTGAGACTGCAGTTAATAAAGCGATGTATGCACCACCTGATTTTGTTCAGTATGATGAAGTTCTTATTAAGCGTTTAACTAACCAGGCACTTGAGTCTCCTAGAGCAATGCGTTATTATGCTGGAAGATCTATTACCGAAGATTCTGTAAAAAAGTTTTCATTAGGGTATTCAGAAAAACAAGATATGGTAACAATACCAGTACACTCACCTGACGGAATGACTATTGGATTTGTTGGAAGGTCTGTTGAGGGTAAAGAGTTTAAGAACACTCCAGGACTTCCAAAGTCAAAGGTACTCTTTAACCTACATAGGGTTAAGACTTCTAGTACTATATATGTAGTGGAGTCATCCTTTGATGCTATCCGCTTAGACCAAGTAGGTTTCTCAGCAGTTGCAACGCTGGGTGCTAATGTTTCTGCATCGCAAATGAAACTATTAGAGAAGTACTTCAACAATGTTGTACTTGTTGCAGACAACGATGAGGCTGGCAATATTATGAAAGACAAGTTAATTGAAAAACTTGGATCTCTAGTTAGCGTAATCAACATAGATAAAAAATACAAAGACATTGGTGATATGGATGATGAAGCAATCAGGGGTATTGAATTCCAGTTTGACAAATCTATATCGTCTATGCTAAACTAATATAACAACACAAAGGAGAAAGATATGAGCGTAGTAAAGGGACTCAAAAATATTAATGCCCTGCTTGACAAGCCAAAGTATGACGAAAACTCACCAAAGGTAAAGTGGCTAAAACTTGCCGATGGTCAATCAGTAAAGATTCGCTTTATTGAAGAACTAGATGAAGACTCAGCCAATTACAATGAAAGCCGTGGTCTTGCACTAGTTGTTAAGGAACACACAAATCCAAAAGACTACAAGCGTAAGGCTGTAGATACAATGGAATCAGAAGGCCGTGACTGGGCAGAAGAAATGCACCGCAAGGATCCAAAGGCTGGCTGGAGAGGCCGTCTTCGCTTCTACTGCAACGTACTAGTAGACGATGGAATTGAAAAGCCATATGTTGCTATTTGGTCAATGGGTGTAAGCAAGCAATCTGCTTTCAATACAATTCGTGAGTATGCTCTTGAGACAGGAAGCATTTCAAACCTTCTCTGGAAAGTAAAGCGTAATGGTCAGGGAACTGAAACATCTTACACACTTATTCCATCAGCACCAGACAAAGAACCATTTGATTGGTCTGGAACTGAACCGTTTCCATTGGAACTTGCTCTTCGCAATATTCCATATGCTGAACAAGAAGCATTCTATTTGGGCTTTGATGGTCCAACTACCACTTCTGCAACAAACACAGACTGGTAATAGATGAGTTACGTAGGCTTACACGTACATACTCACTACTCACTATTTGACGGCGTAGCAACTCCACAAGAGTATGTTGACCGTGCTAGTGCTTTAGGCATGAATGCAATCGCAATCACAGACCACGGTACGTTATCTGGTCATCGTGAGATGTATCGCATGGCTAAAGAAAAGGGTATTAAGCCTATACTTGGCGTAGAAGGATATTTTTGTGCTGATAGATTTGATAAGAGGGCAAAGGCAGAACGCACTGAGCCAACTGATATGGTCTATAATCACATTATCCTTCTCGCTAAGAACCAACTTGGTTTAGAGAATCTAAACAAGATTAATGAGATCGCTTGGACTGAAGGATATTTCAATAAGCCACGCTTTGACTTTGAAGTTCTTGAAAAGTACTCAGAAGGTATTATTGTTTTATCTGGATGTTTAAGCGGTATCATTGCAAAAGCATTAGAGCATGGAGAGTATGCTCAAGCAAAGAAGCACATTGAATGGTTCAAGAGAGTATTTAAAGATGACTTCTACATGGAGTTAATGCCACACAATGGTGCAGAGGTCAATAAACAATTAGCAGACCTTGCGGATGAGTTTAAGATTCAGACTGTGGTTACTCCAGACTGTCACCATGTTGATGAGTCACAAAAAGAAATTCAAGAGTTTAAACTATTAATGAACTCACATACAAAGGTTCAAAAAGATACAACATACGAAAAGTCAAAGAAGCAAGATGGAATGCTAAAACGCCTTGACTATCTATATGGCGAAGATAGACAAATGTCATTTAATAAGTTTGACATTCACCTTCTTTCATATGATGAGATGAAGGTAGCCATGGAATCCCAGGGTATAGTAAGAGAAGATATGTATATTAACTCTATTAGTATTGCAGACAAAGTAGAAGACTATGACATTAAAGATGGACTAAACTTACTTCCTGTACAGTATAAGAGTCCAGATAAAGAACTTAAGGCACTTGCCCTAGAAGGTTTGAAGACTCGTGGCTTAGAAGGAAACAAGGAATATCTAGATCGCCTTGACGAAGAGTTAGAGATTATTAAAAACAAAAACTTTGGTCCTTACTTTCTTGTAGTTCAAAATATGATTGGTTGGGCAAAGAAAGAAGGAATTCTTGTAGGACCTGGACGTGGTTCATCAGCAGGATCTCTTGTGTGCTATACGCTTGGCATTACAGACATTGATCCAATAAAGCATGGACTTCTGTTCTTTCGTTTTATTAACCCAGATCGTAATGACTTTCCAGATATTGATACAGACATTCAGGATACTCGTCGTGAAGAAGTAAAAGATTATTTAGTTAGACAGTACCGACACGTAGCATCAATTGCTACATTCCTAGAGTTTACAGGAAAGGGTATTGTTCGTGACGTTGCACGAGTACTAAACATTCCACTATCTGATGTAAACAAAGTACTAAAGACTGTAGACACTTGGGATGACTTCTGTAGTTCAAAATCAACACGAGAGTTTCGTGAGAAGTATCCAGAAGTAGAAATCTATGGAGAACAACTTCGTGGTCGCATTCGTGGCACTGGTATTCATGCTGCTGGTGTAGTTACTGCAAAGGAACCAATATTTAGACACGCTCCAATGGAAACAAGATCTGCCACTGGTAGTGATGAACGCATTCCTGTTGTTGGTGTAGATATGGAAGAGGCTGAAAGAATTGGCTTAATTAAGATTGATGCTTTGGGTCTTAAGACTCTTAGTGTACTTAAAGATACTATTGATATGGTTAAAGAAAATCATTATGTGGATATTGATTTACTTTCAATTGATATGAATGATAAAGATGTTTATGAAATGCTATCTAGTGGATATACCAAGGGTGTATTTCAGTGCGAAGCAACACCATACACAAACCTTTTAATCAAAATGGGAGTAAAGAACCTTGATGAACTTGCAGCATCAAATGCTTTAGTTCGCCCAGGTGCTGCAAATACTATCGGTAAAGATTATATTGACCGTAAGCATGGTCGCCAAAATATTAACTATCTTCACCAAATTCTAAAACCATTTACGGAGGACACCTATGGCTGCATTCTTTACCAGGAACAAGTTATGCAAGCATGCGTACAACTTGGCGGTATGTCCATGTCGGAAGCAGATAAAGTTAGAAAGATCATTGGCAAGAAAAAAGATGCTAAAGAGTTTAATGAGTTCCAAGATCGTTTCATTAGTGGTGCTAGTAAGTATATCTCCCCTAATGATGCTCTGGATCTTTGGCATGATTTTGAAGCGCATGCTGGGTATTCGTTTAACAAGTCGCACGCCGTTGCCTACAGTACTCTCTCGTATTGGACAGCGTGGCTCAAATACCACTACCCGTTAGAGTTTATGTTTGCTCTTCTTAAAAATGAAAAGGACAAAGATGGAAGAACTGAGTATCTTATTGAAGCAAAAAGAATGGGCATTAGTATTAAGTTACCTCACATTAACGATTCGGATAAAGATTTTAAAATTGAGGGTAAGGGTATTCGGTTTGGACTCAGTGCTATCAAGTTCATATCTGACACGATTGCAGAGAGATACATATCTGCACGACCATTTAGTTCATACAAAGAACTTGAAGAGTTCACATTCACCAAAGGTAACGGAGTAAACTCTCGTGCTTTACAAGCGCTAAGAGTCATCGGCGCTGCAACGTTCTCTGATCATCCACGAAATGATGATGAGATTAAAGAGCACCTTTATGAATATTTAAACCTACCTGAGTTTAACATTACTATTCCTTCTCACTACTATGCATTTATTAGTGATACAGAAAGTTTTGAAGAGAAGGGTTCTTTTATACTTCTAGGTATGGTTAAGGCAATTAAGCGTGGTACAGGTTGGTCAAGAGTAGAAGTTCTTGATAAGACTGGTAGCATTGGTATATTTGATGAAGAGCAGACAACAATTGAAACTGGAAAAACATATTTACTTCTTGCAACAGACAACAGAATTGTTTCTGCAATACCTGTTGATGAGATCAAGGGTTCAGACAATGCGCTTGTTAAGTTTTTAAGTTACAAGCAATTGCCATACTCAGATGAAGAAATGTTTGTTGTATCCTTTAAGCCAAGAGTTACAAAGGCTGGTAAAAAGATGGCAACGCTAACCCTTGCAGATACTGGAAGAGACCTACATCCTATTACAGTATTCCCTACGGCATTTGCAAAAGCCTATATGAAACTTGAAGAGGGCAAGGCTTACAAGTTTAGTTTTGGAAAAACAAAAGATGGAACAATAACACTGGAGGATATAAATGTATGATAACGTATTTGACAACCTAGCAATTAATTTGCATGAGGTTGCAGTTGAAAAAGGATTTTGGCCTGAGCCAGATGCTGTAGATGATATTTTTATTGCTAAGCAATGCATGATGATTGTTTCTGAGGTTACAGAAGTAATGGAAGCAATTAGAAAAGACAAAGGTGAAGAAGAAATTACAAAAGAGTTTGCAGATATCTTAATTAGAACGTTAGATCTGTATGCAGGTGCAGTTGAAGCAGGGTATACTAGACTATCACTTGATCAAGCACTAAGAGAAAAGGTCGACTTTAATAAAACTAGACCAGAAAAACACGGGGTAAGATTTTAATGTCAGTAACAATGGAAGAAGTATTAGCACAACTCAACCCTAGGTTGCGTAAGACTATTATGGTTGGAGACTCAGTACCTCCAACAGAGTATGCAGAGACACCTAGTTTTGGTTTAAACCGTGCTCTAGCAGGTGGATTACCTTATGGTAGGCAAGTATTGGTTTGGGGTTCAAAGTCCTCTGCAAAGTCCTCTCTATGCCTTCAGATGATAGGTCTAGCACAGAAAGAAGGAAAGGTTTGTGCGTGGATTGATGCAGAAATGTCATATGATCCAAAATGGGCAGAGCGTCTTGGGGTAGACTCATCTAAACTTATTTATTCTCAAGCACGTACTATTAATGAAATGGTTGATGTAGGAACAAACTTAATCAACGCTGGTGTTGATATTGTAGTTGTTGACTCAATTACTTCTCTTCTTCCTGCAATTTACTTTGAGAAAGATTCGGATGAACTTAAACAACTAGAAAATACAAAGCAGATTGGCGCTGAGTCTCGTGACTTTAGTAACGCATGGAAGATGATTAACTATGCAAATAATAAAGTTAAGCCAACACTATTTGTTTTGATTTCTCAATCACGAAATAACATTAATGCAATGTATACAAGCCAGCAACCAACAGGTGGGCAGGCTACAAAATTTTACTCGTCAACAGTAATTAAATTGTTCTCATCAGAGTCTGACAATCAAGCCATTAAAGGTAAGATTAAGATTGGTGATAAGTTGATTGAAGAAAAGATCGGGAGAAAGATTAGATGGGAACTGCAGTTCTCAAAAACTTCTCCAGGTTTTCAGTCAGGCGAGTATGACTTTTATTTTAGAGGAAACGAAATTGGGGTTGACTCTATAGGAGACCTTGTAGATACGGCAGAGGCTGCAGGCCTTGTCAATAGAACTGGTGCGTGGTATCAACTTGAAGATGGTACAAAGGTTCAAGGCAGAGACGGTTTTATTAATCGTGTCAGAGAAGACCTTGACTTGCAGCAGTCATTAAAGAAGAAACTTTCAGATGCTTGATAAAGAGTTTAAAGTATTTGAAGGCAAGTTCCCTTGCAAGAAATGTCAAGAAGAAGTTTTATCTTTAAGACTTTGGACTGCTTCGGGTGACGCTACATGGATGTGTAGCAAAAAACACGTATCAAAGGTAAACCTAATTCCACAAAAGAAAAAGAAAGCGGACTTTGCCCATGAGTGAAAGATCAGAGTCTAAGCGTCTGGGTGCTAAGCAACATAAGAACTCTGGTAGAAATAACACCAAGGGTGATGCCTCATGGCATAACTTTGTTATTGATTTTAAAGAATGCTCAAAGTCATTTACTTTAAACCAAGATGTGTGGGCTAAGGCTGTCACTGATGCACTTAAGAAAAGCATGGATCCAGCCTTAATTATTGTTCTTGGCGAGGGTACACAGAAGGTTAGACTTGCTATAATTGAATTAGATATGTTAGAACAGTTAGTAGAAGGAGAATAAGATGACAGAAGGTACAGGACAAACAACATTAGATATGGTTAATGGTTTGGCAGAGATTGCTGAATTTATGGAAGATGAAGAGTTAACAATAGCACTCACGATGATTGCTAAGTTAATTATCAAGCCAGACATTCCAATGCCCGTTGCTGCAATTGAGATTGTTAGACTTCAGGCAATTGCTGGAAAACTAGCACTAAAGGCTACTTGGATGGCAAATGTTGATAAAAACAACAGAGCAAAGAAAAACATTTACTATACAGCAGCAGAATCAGTAAATAACTTGGTCTCAGCATTAAAATACATAATGCGCTAACCTGGTATACTTATATAAACAAAGGATGAATATGACTAAAAATTTACTACACTCTGTAATGCTTAAACCTGCAGTGCCAAAGAATAATATTCTTGATAGTGATGCTTTAATTGAAAAGATTAAACATGGATACATTATCAATCGTGGGCCAAAGCATACACAGAAGAAAACATTTGCTCCATCTACAATTGCCTACTCTCATGGAGAGTGCCCAAGATATTGGTATCTGGCATTTGATGGTCAGACATTTGAAGATAATGCTGATGCTTATGGTGCAGCAAATATGACTGCTGGAACATTGTCACATGCAAGAATTCAGAATGCCATGATGAATGCTGGCATTGTAAAAGTTTATCGTGATGATAATAATGAAGAGACTACAGAGTTTAAGATTCGCCATGACGATCCCCCAATCTTTGGGTACGGAGACGTTATGCTTGATTGGGAAGGCGAGGAAATCGTTGGAGAAATCAAGACAATGCTCAATGAAGGTTTTGAGTATCGTAAGAATTCTATGAAGCCAAAGACTGGTCACTTAATTCAGTTGCTTATTTATATGAAGATTCTTGGCAAGAAGAAGGGTGTATTGATTTATGAAAATAAAAACAATCACGAACTTCTTATTTTGCCAGTTGAGGTAGATGATAACTACCGTCAATGGATTGACAACTCGTTTCAATGGATGAGAGATGTACGCAAGGCTTGGGAAGATAGAACTCTTCCTACAAAAAACTATCGCTCTAACTCTAAAATCTGTAAGACATGCCCTATTCAGAAGGCTTGTGCAGATGCTGGAGAAGGCGTAGTTAAGGTTAAGTCAATGGAGAAGTTAGTTGAAACTATGTAGCAGATGTGATGCCTACTTTAATCCTAAAGTAAGTTATCAAATATATTGCAGCAATACTTGTAGAGATGAGGCTACAAGAGAAAAGATTGCTGAAAGATATAATGTTACACGTAGTCAAAGACGAATTGGAAAAATTAGAAGGTGTTTGGGCGGTTGCGGAGTTTCTTTATCAATATATAATGAGTCTGGGTTTTGCTCAAACTGCAATGTTAGTGAAAAAGAAGTAGCAAAAATGCTTAAAGAGTTGAAGGGATTCATTGAGTATGAGCAAGAATAAGTGGGGTATTGAGTCAATACCAACTACCATCTGCGCTATAGATGCTAGTACCACTAGTCTTGCGTTTGCTTTATTTGATACTAAAGAAAAAACACTAGGAACTGTTGGCAAAATTTATTTTGAAGGAAGCAGTGTATATGAAAAAGTTATGGATGCAGGGCAAAAGGTCAAGGCTTTTTTTGATTATTATGGTGGGTTTGAAGCAATAGTAATTGAGCATACTGTATTTATGAATAGTCCAAAGACTGCTGCAGATCTTGCTTTAGTTCAGGGAGCAATTTTAGGTGCAGCGGGACAGTCAGGAACTAAAGTTATTGGAAGAGTATCACCAATCACATGGCAAAACTACATAGGTAATAAAAAGATTTCTAAAGATGAGCAACTATTTATACGTGCACAAAATGTAGGTAAGTCAGTATCTTGGTACAAAGCATACGAAAGAATGCTACGCAAAGAAAGAACGATTAAGTTTATTAATACTATCTATGATAGAACTATTGAAGATAATGATGTTGCGGATGCCTGCGGTATAGGACACTGGGCAATAAACAATTGGGCTAAGGCTTTAGGAGTTGACAAATAACACTATGGCTGGTAAACTATATACATCAGAGGTTTGGTTGCGTAAGAGGTTTCTTATGGACAAAAAATCTCCAGAAGAGATTGCAAAAGAATGCGGGTCAAGTGTAGAGACTATCTATGTTTACCTTGCTAAATTCGGACTAAGGAAGTCAAGACGATGAATAAAATACAAAAAGTAGTTATTGGTTTGGGTATTGCAGGGGCAGTAGGAATTACATATGTACTAACAGCGCTAAAGGGTTTACCAGAAGCGTTTGAGTGGGATGAGGATGAAGATGAGCAATAACTTAAACATAACAGTTGATCAGGTTAATCACCCATCACACTATACAACAGACCCATCTGGGGTTGAGTGTATTCAGATTACTCGTCATCGTAACTTTAATATTGGAAATGCTTTTAAATATCTATGGAGAGCAGGACTTAAAGATGAGTCAAAAACTATTCAGGATTTAGAGAAGGCAATCTTTTATATCAAAGATGAAATTAATAGACTAGAGGGCAAGTATGTCAACTGAAGAAGATTTAGTAAAACACCTTGATCAAGTAAACACTGTTGTTAGTGAATACCTAAAAGGTAACGACCCTACAGTTATTTCAAAAGAATTAGACATTCCAAGAACCCGTGTTGTAACTCTTATTAACGAGTGGAAGGTTATGGCTTCTGCTAATGATGCAATCCGTGCTCGTGCCAAAGAAGCACTTGCAGCAATGGATGCACACTATGCTAGACTAATTGGAAAATCTTATGAGGTTATTGATGAAGCATCTATGACTAATAACCTTAGTGCAAAAACTGCAGCAATTAAACTTGTTATGGATATTGAATCAAAACGAATTGATATGCTTCAAAAGGCTGGTCTTCTTGAAAACAAGGAACTTGCAGAAGAGATGGTTGACATTGAGCGTAGACAAGAAGTTCTTGTTGGAATCCTTAGAGACATTGCATCAGAACATCCAGACATTAGAGACCTAATTATGCAAAGGCTATCTGCTATTGCAAAAGAAGGAGAAGTGATTACAGTTGTCCACGACGTTCAATGATTTCTTAGAAGTTTTAAAAGAAAATCATTTTGTTGAGAAGCCTGTTGACGCAAAGACATTTGTTGAGTCTCCAGACTATCTTGGACAACCCCCACTATCTGATATTCAATATCAAATTGTAGAAGCGATGAGTCAAATTTATCGTAAGGAAGATCTTGTAGAAATTATGGGAGATGAAGGCGCAG